TTTTCGTAAGATGTTGCATCGTGTTGGTCACCAAACTTAAGGTCGCCACGACCCATAGTTTCTTGTGGTTGACCTTGTGGCTTCTTAGCACCAACGCCATCTTTTTCTGAACCAACAGGTGGTGTTGCACCAGGAGGTGTTGCTGTAGGTGTGCCTTTTAGGTAATCTGGTAATTCATCGCTGTCTTTTTCTGGAGAATGACCAACTAAACCTGCATCTTTTTCGCCATAGGCAACAGATGCTTTTACTTTGTCTTTACCGACTTCACCATGTTTGTGTGAGTCTTGGCCACGCATACCTTGTTTAGCCTTGATATTGGCTTCAAAGGTGCCTCTTGAGTCTTCACTCAAAAGAGCTTTAGCGGCATCTGATAGATTAAATTTTCCCATTTTGAAAATCTCCTTGATTTGGTATTGGATATTTATATTTAAAGTTTTTTCATGAAGTTTTCGAAGATTTGCAAGCTTACTTTCTCAATATCTCTTTGAGAAGCTTTGCGGACTTCTTTGATAGCTTGCGCTTGGTCAACTTCAGTCCACACTCCTTCAACTAACATCCATTCTTTTCCTTCCATAATGCCTTGAACAAAAGCTCCAGGCGCAGAAGGGTCTGCTACAATATCAGCCGCTGTGGCTAGATAAAAATCGTTCTGAACAACATTAACACCGTTAACATTTTTCAATGAACCCATGCCTCGTGATGATACACCTAGTTGTGCGCCACCTTCAATAAGGTTTCTGGCAATTGCACCCATTGGTGTATCGAGAATTTTTGCTTTACCAATCCATTGTGTGCCATCTTCTTTAAGAGAAGTAATCAAATGTGATACACGGTCTAGATTGATAGATGGTGATTCAGGATGTCCTAATTCACCAAATGCACGATGCTTGTTGATGTACTCATTAGTATAACGAGCAACTTCATTTTTCATCGTTGCATATTCGTATAAACGACCGTTACGGTTTTTCTTTTCCGCAACTAGAAATGGTCCTTCAATATGAAGAACTTTTTTACCGTCAGCTTCTTCTACAAGATAGTTAACGGCTTCGTTGATTTCTTTAATTAGTTTCATGGTCTGACACCATATGGTCCGTAGTTGAAAGCACCTGGGTCGTTGAACTGACCACGTTGGTAAGTAGAGTTGTCTTTACGCAATTCAATAATGATTGTGTAAGAGTTGTTTGCTGCCATACCTCTTGTACGAATACCAATGTCACCATTGCAACCTGTAACCATATTATTGGCTTTTGCTGAATTAGGTATTGTTACCCAATTTGCTGCACCATCGTATTCGTAAGTACCAGAAACCAACAAAGCAGTTTCAGTAGGATTAGCATTCCAATAAATGTCCACGTCAGCAGAAGTTGGATTAACGCAGTCGTACCACACTCTGAAAATGGATAAACCATAATAACTTAAAGCGGTATTACTTAAACTGGCCGCAGTATACAATGGAACACCATTGGCGTCCAAAGCACCGTACAAAGTATTTGCTTGAATACGATGTGGATTGTCTTCTTGACCAGAACCATCAAACTTACCAGTTAATTTAATAACTGCTTTCTCTGTGGTGTCTTTTATGACTTGATATGTAAAAGCGTTAGCCATTTATTATTCCTCTTGACTGTATTCTTCTTCAGACTCAACTTCATCGTCTAGTTCTTCTGGAAAAAGACTTTGTGCTACGTTCACTTTTTGAGCTTGAATATGTGCATTAACTCTGTCGTGGATAGAGGCATACAAGGCATCACGCATTGCCTTAGCATCATCATTCATTGCATAATCTATAATTGCTCTTGTGTCCATGTTAATCTCCTTTGTGGATCCTATTTATAATATACGTTTTAACTTGCCAAATGTTGTTTCTTCTGCTTTGGATTTAGCTGCATCAGTTGCTTTTGCTTCTTGTTCTGCCGCTGCTTTATCCGCTGCCACATCATCTGGATGTTGTGGTTGTTGTGGAATATCCGATGCCATCATTTGGCCAGCAACACCGTTCATTACTTCAACTGGTAATCCAAGACCTTCTTGTTTCTCTTTGTCAATTTCTTTTTGCATTTCGGCAATACTGTTATCATCCAAACGCAATACATTCTTTTGAATCCACTTCTGAGAGAAATATCTTCCAGTATATGGATCAATCTCACCAAGGAGAGACAATCTTTCTCTCATCAACTCAGCATCTTTTAACTCTGTGAAGTTGTTATCTTTGATGAAGTTGTAGTAAATGTTTTCTTTAAACAGTTCCCATTCTTCAGCAGTACAGATACCTTTGAGTACACATTGTGCTCTCAAGGCTTGGTCAAATACATCAGCAAACTTATTACGGAGTCTGTCTACAAACTTACTAAACTTTAATTCGTCACGAGTTACTTCAGACACACGGCCTAAAGAGAACCCTTGGTTAGGTTCCAAACGAGAAATTGGTACACTCAATGACTTGTATAGTTTACGTTCAAAGTACTTAACGTCTTCCAACTCACCTAGGTTTTGGCCACCAGGTAATGTTGTAATTTCTGTACCTTTGCCACCTTCTCTACGTGGTAACCAAAAATCTTCCATCATAGACAAGAATTTGCGGTCATCACGGACCTCACCAGTGTTGGCATCATATACCAATTTGTTCTTGTACTTGACCATGATATCACGTAGGTACTGTTCAGCCTTTAGTTTAGGCAAATTACCTACGTCAATATAGAAAATCCTACGTTCTGGTGCACGAGAGATACGATAGATAACTGTCGCATCTTCAATCATACGCAATTGATTTAAAGGTTTGATTGCCTTATGCAAATACGACAACACAACCGCTCTACGTGAATCCATAAGGCCGGATACAACTGAAATAATGGAATCAGTAGTGATACGAACACCAACAGGACCAAAATTGCTAGATGCACCAGTAGTGACCTTGTCGTTGTAAATATAGTATTCATTGATTACGTCCATTACATCAACGCCAGTGCGTTCATCTTTTTTCTTTTTAATCTCACGTACCTTGCGTAGTTTACGTGGATCAATATATCTCAACTCTTTGATGCCTTGAGTTGGATTTTCTCTGTCAATAATAATGTGGTAATACATTTTACCATCAATATAGTATCTACGGAAAATATCCTGAGCCATGTTGTTATAGTTCAACAGTTTCAGGATAGTTTGAAATTCTGCTCGAATAGCTTTCTTAATCTTTTCGGATTCATTTAGATTATCCAATACAATATCGATAATCTTACCATCATCGTCTTGGCAAATTGCTTCGTTTACAATATCATCAATTGCCGATTCTATTTCAGGTTGCATGGCCATCTCACGATAACGAGAGATTAACTCAACCTCATTTTTTGCTGTACCGTCTAAGTCTACATATGTACCATAATATGCTGCAGAAGTTATCGTCAGAGCACCATCGTCATTCGTTGGAGGCGAAAACGATTGTTGTACCGATTGTTCTTGCTCGTTCTTATCACGAGAGATAGAAAAACCGAATAGAGAAAACTTATTGATTGCTGCCATATTTTTTAAAATTCCATTTCAAATAACCATAAAAGAGGAGCCGAAGCTCCTCTACATAAAAACATCAATATATTAGGTAGTAGTATTTGCTTCCCAGTATTGGAATGCGAATGTTACTGCATATTCTTCAATAGAGTCATTTGAACCCCAATCTAAATCGATTGCGGCCAAATCTACTGGGAACAAACCAACAAAGTTATAAGACTTGATTGCTTCGCCAGCTTTACCATATTGAGTAACTGTTGCATCAACGGAATAACCTGATGGTGATACTGCTGATGCTGCACGGACATTACCTGCATGACTGTTCAATGTATTCAACCAGTTTTCTAAACTGTTACGAATCAAGAAGTCTTCGTCATTGATAATTGTCAATGTCCAGTCTGTGAATGTTCTGTTACCAACAAACTTTAGTTCACGACCAAAGTAAGGTACAGTAACATTACCAACAGTAGAACCAGGTAACTGAGCAGCTTTGGCCATAAAAGTTGCCTTTTGGCCTGCAGCTGCACCGTTTGTTACATTAGTTGGAAAATTTAAAGAGACCGAGAATAGATTTGGACGAGCACCCTCGCCAATCAAATTCGCTCTAAATTCTGCTACATTAAATGCCATTTTAATCTCCTATTATTAACTATTTATTACACAGCGTTAACGATTGTCGTGAAGTCAACACCTGTTCCAACAGCAACAAAGTTCAATTGAATGAAGTTAATAGAACGAGCAGGTTTAATGTAGATATCACCAACAAATTGGTTACTATCAATTACATTTGATGTGTTGTTTGTTGTATCACAGACTACTTTAAAGTCTGTAATACCACGGCGTCCTTGAATGTCTCTCAAGAATGGTGTTACCAAAGCAACAAACTGACCACGAGTAAACTCATCATTCAATTCAAACAATGAGAACTTAGCAGCAGTGCTGATTGATTTTTCTAGAGCGATAAACAATCTACGAACATTGATTCTATCAAAAGCGGATGGCTTAGATTGTAGAGTCTTATCACCAAACAATACTGTACCTTGACCAGCAAATGATACAACAGGATTTACACCAGCTGCATACAATGTGTCACGGTAAGTTTTTGTTGGATTCCATGCCAACTTGATAGAGTTCTTGATTGCACCACGGTTGAAACCAGCAGGTGAGAACCATGGATCTTTAACTGTATCTGTGTATACACATAATCCAGCAATATCACCATTCAATGGTACCCAACGGTATACATTGTTGTATTTGTCCAATTGATATTTCCAACCAGAATCAGCAACAACATAAGAAGATGAACGGCTTAATGCAGCCAACCATGTTTGGATGTTTGTTACTTCTGAACCTGCTTGATTAACAACAGCAGATTTAGGTGGAGAAACCAAAGCGATACAATCAGCTCTTGGTGTTACAATATTGTCGATAACAAATTGTTGAACATTAGCAGATGCGTCACCGGTAATAACCAATGAAATGTCAATTTGTTCTTTGTTTTCAAACAATGAGTAAGCTGTTTCCAAGTTTCCTTCTGTTGGAACAACATCAGTACCACCAGTTAAAGCAATCAATAAATTTGTTGCTGGTTTAGCAAATGTTGTACCTGCAGCAGTTTGACCCCATGTTGTACTTGTGTTTGTATAGTCAACAGGATCAACAGCGTAGATATACTTAGAGTTATTAAAAATAACTTGTTTGTAATAATTAGAAGCACCATTTACTGAAGCATCAGAAGCTTTAGATACGAATGGGAATGTTTCTAGGATTGTACCTTGTGTACCAGAAAACAAACCGCCTGCATCGATAACGGCAATGTGCAATTCATCAGCAGAACCACCGGCGTTAGCAGCATAATCAGAAGTACCTGGAGCACTTGTGAAGTAACCTTTGTATGTCCATGTGCTAAATGTTGTTGTGTTAGCACAAACAGCTACAGACAAAGAGTTACCTAATTTACCAGGATACCTTGCCATGAAAGCACCATACAAGTTGGCATTGTCTGTATTTAACAATGTCGCTTGGAAATCATCTGTATTAGCAATTTGAATATTTGTTTGTGACGTATTAGCATCAGCATTGAAAGATGATGTACCAACTGCACGAACAATAGTTAAGTTATTACCGTAAGCCAAAAAATTAGCAGCAGTAAAGAATGATACAGCAGAATTGTCATCTGGTGTACCGAATGTTTTTGCTAAAGTGATTTCGCTGTCTACTAAGACCAATTTTTTTGCTGGACCCCATTTGAATGTTCCAGCAAATGCACCAGCAGTCGTTAGAACTGAAGGTACGACTGTTGTTAAGTCTACTTCAGATACATTTACGCCTGGAGAGATTTGAAATGCCATTTTATTCTCCTTGAATTATTATGTGTTTTGGCAGGTTATACCATGAGGATATTTATGAAGAACGGTTTTTACATTATTTGTGTATACTTCTGAAATATCCTGAGTAAATATCTTCAGAACCAGCCATTTCCCATACATCACCACCCTCAATCATTAGAGGCCTCTCAAGTCCGTCTTCAATAATCATTGATGGCAGAGTCTCATCATCTTCTTGGTTCATGGTTTGCAACTGAAGTTGTTTTCTTAAATCGTGGTTAACGATTTCTCTAAAGTACTTTTGTGTGGCTGCCCAAGCAAACAACACCAAAGTCATTACCACATCGTCATTGGCACCTTCTTCAGCCGCAAACGATGTTTTACTGGCCACAAAAGTGGTCAATTCTGAGTAGGTATCAAAATCACAGATTTGTAACTTGTCAGTTTCAATCAATGTCTTCAGGTTAGAACAACCAATTTTTTTGGTTGATGGTGACATTCTTAGACCCATCTGTGTTCCACGTTGGAAACCAGCAGACAGTTGTTGTGCTTGTTTGTTACCGGTATATACCTTGAGTAAGTTTTCATACTCTAAATCTGCATGAAGTGTCATGGCCACTTCAGGATTATTGTTAATTTCCACCAAAACATAGGCATCATTGTAGTATCTGGCTGCATTATAGATGACCGTTGGGAATAGAATTGGTGAAATGGACGAACTCTTATATACAGCCACTTGTCGGTATGGTGTTTCTGAGATATCAAACACCGAGAAGGCTGATGAGTCTAGGTTTTTACCTTCAGAAACGTCAACTGTAATGGCATACAAGTGGTCTTTGAGGTTCTTTTCACCATCTTCTTTGATAGGATACTCATAGATTTTGAGTAGGTCATGGTTAGCAATTGGTTCTTTGTACACCAAACTCTGTAACTTGATACCAGAAACCAATGTATTTGAAGAACCCAAGAACATGGTTTCAAACTCTTGTTGAAACTGTCGTAGTGATGTGTTTCTAATCGTTTCTTCTTTCCAGGCCTCATCACGACCTGGTATCATCGACCAGTGAATCTCAAATGGTACATAATCAGACTTCTTATTGACCGCATCAGACCACAACTTATAGAATAGGTTCATTCCGTTCGGTGTTGACACGATAATAATCTTTGTGGTTTTACCAGATGAAATAACAGGGTAAACGGAGTTAAAGAACTCGTGTGCCATATTGGCTGGAACGAAAGCGAATTCGTCCAAGAATACAATGTTGAATGATCCTCCACGAACAGCAGAACTAGATGTGGATGCAGCAATCAGTTTAGAACCATTCTCTAGTTCCACATTACCTTTGTTCCATGTGATTACACCTTGTTGCAACCATTGTGGTAGATTTTCATAAGCCAGTTGATACTTGGCCAGAATATCACGAGCCAAAGAACCTTTGTTGGCCAGAATAGCTACGTTCTGTGACTCTGTAAAGATGGTTGCATGTAGAAGATATGCTACGGTGGTGGTTGTTTTACCCACCTGACGAGGACATTTAGTGATAACGAAACGATTACTTTGAAAAAGATTCAACATCTCTTTCTGAAAGTCCCACATTCTAAATGGTATCAAACCTTCATCAACGTTGACAATCTTCATGTAATTCATGGCAAAGTAAGTGGCATCTTGAGAACACTTAATGTATTCTTCAATCTGTTCTTGTGTGTAACTTACTTCAACACCAGCTCGTTTTAAGAGAGGATTATCTCTATAAGAATCTTTAGTACTAACTGCCATTGTTGCCTTTTAGAAATTTACTCAATTCGGATGTTGATCCTACAAATATAGCCTTATCAATTGTGGTACCTGAACTTTTATTTTTACCTTCTATCTCACGCATCTCTTTTTGTATCTTGAGAAGTCTATCATTGGCCTCTGTCATGTTCTTTAGAAGTGTGGCATAGACTTCAAAGGCTCTTGGGTGTTGACCTGCTTTGGCAATCTGAAGTATTTCCTCCATGGCATCTTTGCCTGAGTCAATAATTTCTTGTATATTTTCTTTGGATTGCTGATACGCATCCACCAAGTCCTGTTTGTCATCGCTTGGTGGTTTGTAATGTGTTGTAACAACCGGTTGAGGTTTCTTAACCTGTTCAACCGGTGTTACATCAAATACTTCCGACATCTTTTTATCAAAATCGTTCATAATTTTATTTTTTTATTATAATGTATCTAATAATTCTAATAATTTAGATGAAAACTCATTTTCATTATTGCTATTATTAATCAAAGGAATAATCTTTTGATTGTACATTTCTGCAAATTGATTAACAGTATATTTTTTGCTATCTATAATTTGCCTAGATTTAGTATAATATTGATTTGCTACTGATTGTGGAAGTGCGTTAACAAAGGCATTTAATTTATTCACTTGACTTTGATAACCTGGTAACTTTGCTGCATTACTCATTATATTGTATAACACACAATTGTCAGCTGTACTATTGATTGTTGCCATTATTCTTTGTCCTTATAAATTGATTGCCAAGATTTTTCTGCTTGTTTCTGTGTTGTGAATAAACCAGTAATTGTCATTGCAGTAATCCACAATGCACTATTTACAATTGATAGTTTATCGTATTTTTTGCCACGCAACATCTTTGTAGCATTATCAAAAGTCCACTTGAAGTATTTTGCCTTCAATGTACCTTTGTCATTCAATGCAGGTACAATTACTTTAGGAGCAATTATATGATAACCTTTATGCAATGCACGGCCAGCAAATGACTTATCAAGTACTTCTGCACCCCAAATATTAAGTGCTTTATATTCTCTTGTTGTCCATAATCCTTGTTGAGTCAATGCACTAGCAACAACACAACAAGTTCCATTGTTTATGATGATAGTAGCTTCATTGGATGTACCACCTATTCCCGTTACTGTATATGTTAACGTTAGTACATTAAATCCAGCTGCTGGGGTTCCAGTATATAAAATATCTTTTCCTGATACAGAAAAGTTGCCTGTACCATAGTGACTTACTACGGTAACTGAATTATAATCGCCAGTAATATGATCGGATAGATTTAATGAATAATCTGCTTCAACTGAATTAACTGTGACAGTATACGTTCCTGCAACCGGAGGGTCAAATGAATCACTTAATGTGATGCCGCCTGTTATTGTTGTTCCGCTGTTAATTATTATTCCCATTTTATTTCCTTAAGCTAAGTAATCACGGCCAGGTTCCAAGAAGAATTTAACTTGGCCTGATGTGATTGGTTGAATTGTCATACCGTTACCAGCTTGTGTCAACTGTAATGGTGTTGAAGGTGTTGTGAAGTCGCCTGTATAAACACCAACACCAACTGTCCAACGCATATCGGTTAAGTAACCACCAAAATATTCTGTTGTTAATGCACCGGCTTTACCTGCAAGGAATAAAGTTTGGCCGGTTGTATCAACTCCAGTAAATGAGAAAGTACTTCCTTGATGAACACCATTTTGATAAACAGTAACTGTACCACCCACACACGATATGGCAAAATGGTGCCAAGCACCCCTTCTAGTTACAGAATAGATGTTATGGTAATGAGTATTTTCTTCAATATAGAATGTTCCTGGTTCTCCACCTTCCATACTAACACCCATTAAATTATCACCAACACAGAAAGGCCTTGGGAAATTGTTTGGAATAGTTTCTTTTTGGAACCATTCAATTGTCCAATCTGTTCCTAATGATAAGTGAGAAGCGTCATAATGTAAACGACTCTGTGTACCTTCAAAGTAATAACTTTGCAGGCCAGCAAAAGGTGCATCAGATGAAACTGTAGGAGCATAAGGATCGACTACTTGTGACCTGAGAGTAATGCCGCCTGTGAATGTTGTGCCGCCGTTGATTATTAAACCCATTTAATTAAACTCCTGAATGGTTGTATTTGCTATATAGTTACTTGAGGCATTTGCACTTAACGGATTGGGTACCGTAGTGATAGTAACAAATTTCTGTGGCGTCAAGTTGTATGATGTAAAGGTATAATTGGCATTTGTAGTTTCACCACGAATAGATTGTGAAGATACAAAGTTACCGCTTATGTTAGACAGTTGTAATATGTTATTGTTGAACTCAACCACCTTAGCTGTTGCTGTGGCAGTACTCTTAGAATAACCTTGATAAACAATTTCACCAATCTGATATTGACCAATACCGCTTGCAGGTTCAATAGTAAACTGAACTACATCAGTAGGTAAAATCTCATTGTATATATTGGTAATGGATGTTTTAATGACACCAACATCTGATATAGGACCATAAACAAAACCTTTAACAGTAAAGTTTAAAGTCCAAATGATTGTTCTGGTATCTATATCTCTATCACCTTCATACTCTGTTTCATGTGAAGCTGAATTCAATACAATAGGAAGTTCTTTAACAATTCCCATTTCGGGAATTAAATTCAATTTAATTGTATAGTCTGGTGTGAAGTACGATAGAATATGTTCCATCAACTGTGTACCATCTTCAATGTTTCTTACATACAGATACAAATTAAAATCGTAATCATAAGGAACTGGATTGTATTGAGACACAACACCACCAGTTGTCGAAGCAAAGTTTCTGATGTTTGTATTTTGTTTTCTGGATGTATCATACTTTAGACCCATCATTTCATATGATAGTCTTGGCAAAGTCATCTGAACTTTTTTGTCCAGATTAGGATCACCCTGAAGTCTTTGTACATAAACTTCTTTGGCTGCATACGCAATAGGAACAATGAAACGTTCCGCCTCAGAGTTATCAGCATTGTAACGAACAAGAGTTAGATTGTCGAATAGGTTACCAAAACCTACGACAATCTTTCTCATCACACGATTATAGAATACATTAGCTGCCATTATAGTTTTCCAAACGGATTGATTTCTGAAGTATTGGTAATATCAGTACCTTGTATATTGATGTACTGATTGTCATATACTTCTTTTCTTGCTGGATTTTCTAATGGATTAAATGACACTAAAGTAGATTGTGCATTACTTGAAGCGCCAACCACAAGTTGATTCAAATTAAATTCACCAGCAATATTGGTGACTGTTAACAAACCTAAACTTGGAGTCCATGTTTGAACTA